CTCAATGTAGACATCTGTAAAATATCCGGTTAATGCCCGAAGCCCCGTAAGTTTATCAGCGTTATCAAAACCCCTAAAGACGATCATTTGCCCGGTTGGAATATAGGTAATGATTTTATCGACCGAATTGATTTTAAAGTAGCGAGATAATGAGATATCCGGATTTCTATAATCGGGCTGTCTAATCGCTCTGATAATTGTATTCCAAGTTGTAATCTTATGGCTCGTTTCGGTTTGCCGCACAATCATAACATTACGATATGGTTGAGTGACAATTTTATTAATAACCTCAAGCCCTAACATAACATAAGACTTCTTTGTGTTTCTCCCCCCTTTATATAAACGATATCTTGCTTTACAATTAGTCCACCAACCATTGTTATATCCTTTACCGATTAATTTCGCCATCGAGAGTTCATTTGACATCGTTGATAATTTTCACTCCCATTTCCTCTGCGGATGATCTACCATCTTGTTTATCACTATATGTATAGGGGTGCCGCATTTTCAAAAGATAAGCAGCCGCCCTCCAGTCTTGCTTACTTGCTTGATAGATTTGATACAGCCCATTTCTAATAAATTGTTGCTTCGCGCGATGGAATGACTCCAAAAAGTCCGAATAAATTGTTTTTTTACCGGCTTCTTTATCAGCTTCACCTTTTTCTACCCATAGGTAAATACTACTTGGCGATATGTTAGCAAATTCCGCACTATCTTTAATTGTTTGACCAAGTTGAATGCCCTCTAAAAAAACTCTAATTGCTTCCTTATTGGATACAAGGATTGGCTTAGCACCTGTTTTTTTCTTTTTGCCATTCATACTACTCAACCTTTACCGCTTTTCTACCTGTATACTTTTCCCAACGATTAATGATAACATCAACATAGTGTGGGTCATACTCCATCATATAACAACTGCGGTTTAGTTGTTCACAAGCTATTAAAGTGCTTCCGCTACCGCCGAATAAATCTATGACAAGATCACCGGGATTACTGCTGTTGCGTACAAGATGCGCTATGAGCTTAATGGGCTTCATAGTGGGATGCTCGTCCGACCGAACAGGTTTATCCACATACATAACAGTAGTCAGCGTTTTGTCGCTGTATATCTCCTCAAGCAGCTTTATTAGTTCGTCTTTTTTCATCTTCCTGATGTCAGGCTTATCCTCTATAACGGTTGGGTTTGTGCGATCACCCGTAAAATAATGAGCAGCGCCATCCTTCCATCCATAGAGGCATGGTTCGTGTTTCCACTGATAGTCCTGTCGGCCGAGAACAATTGCGTTCTTTACCCAGATTATCTGTTGTCGGGATTTTAATCCGTTAAGTCGTAGCGCCTGCTCAAACTCATACACTGTGACGCTGGCATGCCATATGTAGAACGCTCCGCCAGGCCTTAGAACGTCCTTCATGTTTTTGAACGCTTTGTCGAGAAATGCTATAAACTGCACAGCCGGCATGTAATCGTTCATGATGCGGCGGTCGCTGAATCTATACCCATATTTGTTGATTGCGTCGGCTTTGCTGCCGTAGTCCACATTGTACGGTGGGTCGGTGACACATAGGTCGGCCACCTTCCCAGCCATGAGTCGCTGCACGTCTTCCGACTTAGTGCTATCTCCGCACATTAAACGATGATTTCCAAGTTTATAAATATCTCCTAATTTTGCCTTTGGTTCTTCAGGCAAATTAGCCTCAACATCAAAATCATCTTCTTCTATGTCATTCACCGTTTTTTCAATTTTAAAGTCAAATGGTGTTAAATCAAGTTCTATTTCTGATAATTCAATATTTAATAAATCGATATCCCACTCCGCAAATTCGCCAACCTTATTATCGACAAGTCGGAACGCTCTCACTTGATCAGGCGTTAAGTCATCAGCTATAATACATGGCACTTCTTTATATTTTAATCTTTTAGCCGCTTTAAGTCTTGTGTGTCCAGCGATAATTTCCATATTGCTATCAAGGATAATTGGTACTTTGAAACCGAATTCTTTTATTGAGTCAGCGACCGCCTTTACTGCTTTGTCATTTTTTCTCGGATTGTTTTTATATGGTTTTAATTCATCGATTTTTTTGTATACAATATTAATATTTTTCATTTTTTCCCCCAAAATGACCGAATTGCGCCAATTCCTCATACGATATTTCTTTTAATTTTAAGTCTTTTATAATCTCTTGTGGCTCACATTCTTTATAAAGCGATTCAGGTGCTTCAATGTTTCCTTTATCACTCACTATATAAATGGCTAACGGTTGTTTTACCCCGATTGCATACGATAGTTGAACCTCACACCATTTTAGATTATGTTCTTTTAGGTATCTTACCGCTATTTGCCTCGCTTTATGGGCTGCACTAAAATCAACTTTAGTTGGGTCTTTTCCATTCATACAACCACCACCAACATTAGCAAATGACTGATATGCATCTACCACGATCTTTCGCCCAGTTAATCCGGCATCGCCATCAAAACCACCGATGAGAAATTTACCAGTTGGATTGAAAAGATACTTCTCAACTTTAATTCCATATTTTTCGCAAATATTATCTGCTAATTCTTTTATGATAGCATCGGTTTTTATTCTATCATTTTCGCTGTTTTGATAACATATAGTGAAATCTTTAATCTTTATAAGATTAAAGTCATCATCATATATGCCCGTTATTTGTGCTTTCCCATCCGGATAAAATAACCCTGATGAGTTTTGTCTCAATTCATCATAGCCTTTGGCTAATTCTTGTAATATAACCATAGCGGTTGGTAAATATTTTTCAGTATCATTACAGGCATAACCGAACATCATCCCGTTGTCGCCTGCTCCTCCATCATCCACTCCCATCGCAATATCAGGCGATTGTAGCCCGATATTATTGATGATGGTGTATTTATCGCTTTCATACCCAACATCGCTTAAAACACGCTTTGTGATTGCTTTGGCATTGAATTTTGCTTTAGTAGTTATTTCTCCAGTGATAAATATTTTACCTTTGCCACCGACAACTTCAATTCCAGCTCTGGTGCAGGGGTCTTGTCTTAAACAAGCATCTAATATCGCACTACTGATTTGGTCACATACTTTATCTGGGTGTCCCCTAAATACGATTTCATTTGAATATAATTTCATTTTTTTTGGATGAGCTACTAATAAT